TTTAGCTAATACATTCCACTTAACTAACCCAACAGGATCTTTCCATAGCTTAGCTTTGCCACCATATTCTTCTAATGTTTGTTTATGATTTTCTGTTGTATTTAAAACAATATACTTTTTACTATAATCCATATTCTTTTGCTTAGCATACCAAAAGTTATGGAACGGTTCACTGTCATCATAGTTTGTATGATTGAATGATAGCTTAGAGCTATACTTGTGATTAATTTTTACTTGATGAAAAGGTATTGGTTGTACAATAGATGCTAAGTGCTTTGCTCTTTCATCTAAAGTTTCTGGATCTGTCTTCTTATACTTTGTACCTTTTTTATGAGGCCAATGAAACTTGAGTTCTACATCACAGCAATTTTTCTGTGCCATAGTATGTGCATAACAAATTGGTGAAACTATATCTCCATAACCAATCTTGCCTTTCCAATCAATTCGTATTAACTTCATACACCAAAACTTTCTCCACATCCACAGCTGCTTGTTGCGCCTGGATTATTTACAGTTAGATAAGAACCACCTAACTCTTTTTTATAATCAACTACACTTCCTATTATATACATTTCTGCAATTGGGTCAACAAGTAAAATATTTTCTATTGGGTCGCCCCATGATTTATCTACTTCTACTGTATCTGTTGTAGCCCATTTATATTGAAACCCAGCACATCCTCCACCATCTACTGATAGTGTTATAAATTGGTCTTGAGGTTTAACTGTACCTAAGTATTCTTTAGCTGATGGTGTTAGTGTTAACATTAGCCCTCCTTGAGATGAGGAAGATCAGGAGCATGTATCTCCTGTAAAAATTCCTCTTTTACTTCCATTATTTTTTTCTTTTTAAGTTGCATATATTGTTCTTCATAGAGTCCACACCAATTGCATGGTTGTTTATCTTCAACTTCCCAAGTAGTGTGTTCTATTTCGCATTCATGTGACCACATTCTAAATCCCCTAAATTTATCTATTTCCTCTGGTGAATAGCTCATATTCCATCTCTATCTTCTCCCATGATATTATTGTTATTATATAAATCTATTTATTAAAACTTAGGATCTTCATATTGAGTAGTCCACATCTCTCCTGAACTAACAATACAGGATACACCCTGTGCTGCTTGCTCTACTATAGAGAATGTTTTTGATTGAGGATTGACATATATTGCTGTTAGCATTCCATAGTTGCCCATTGGATCTTTTAGAAGTAATCCAAAGTCAGTAGCTACTTGGCCAAAATTAGTATAGACGTATTCAGATACTACTGGAGTATCATTACACATCATAGATTTCTGAACCCAAAATACTGTACCGTATGCTCTCTTTTCAGGTACCTCTAATATAGGAGGTTCTTCAGCAAGGACCACCATGCTAGTTGCAATTGAGCAACTAGCCAGTGTAATTCCTAATAGTAGTATAAAAATTAATCTCATAAAACTATTTATGCCGCTTCTGCAAACTTGACAGCTTTTTCTAATGCTTTTACTTTAACACTTTTATTTAAGCCGTACCAAGCTGAAGTTAATCTTGACTCTTGAGTCTTACCTATAACATGATCAGTCATAAATGTACAAGCATTATAAGCGTTCCACCAACTACCAGGAGCATAATTAGCACCAGGCTGAGTTTCTAATATATCTAATGCACCCTTTGCATTTCTAGATAAACCTAAAGCTGCTACGTTAGCATCTGTTAGATTCTTAGGTGCTTCACTCCAATGAGCAGGCTTACCATATCCAGGAAATACTTCTTTCATATACTCAGCTACAATCTCTTTCTTATAAGATTTAGATCCTAAGAACTTAGCCATCTCTTTATACTTAGCCATCTTCTCTTTAGCAATACCTAAAGTCTCTTTAACCATATCAGCATCAAATGTTGATCTATGATTTAATCTAACTTTATTATCAGTAGATGTTCCTAAAGATAAGTTAAGTGTATTATTACAAACAACTCTAGTAGGAGTAAATCTAATTTCTACACCTCTACCATATATGTGAGGGTTAGAGAATAGTAAGTAGCTGTCTACTTTATCGCCACCAAACAATTCAAAAGACTCAGCTACTTTAGCTAGTACCCATACCCATTTACCACCTTGAAGTGATCCTGCAGTATGCATCTCCATGGATCCCTGATCAGTAAACTCTCTAAAGAAGTCAAACGCTTCATGGTTCTGAACTGGATTCCATTTATCTGTAATCATAGTAAGAACTTTATTATCACTTTCTCTTACTAACATTCTATGATCAGACTTAATCTCTTCGCCTGTTTCCATCTTACCTACAACTGGAAGTGCATTTACTTTCCAATTTAAGCCAGATGCTTTCAACATCTCGTCTACACTTAGATCGTTAGATACTTTAGTACCTAAACCGTGCCAAGGTGTTGCGCCCGCGTATGCCATTGATTCAACTTGATGTGCCATTTTATATTCCTTTACTAATATAGTGTGCCTGGTCTAGCAAAGACCATTGTCCCCGAATTAGGACTTAGGTCAACAGTTAATTTAATTATTTTTGTATCTCTTCTCATATTATTAATATCACATGTATCCGTATCTAGGTCAACAACGAACTTCAATTAAATATCTACTTCTTCTGAATTACTATCAAAACAACTAGCAGAAGAAGAAAAACTTTTATCACCAAAGCTAAATTTAACATTCTCAAAGGTCTTTACTCTTTCTTCACACTCGTGCTTAGAAGCCATAGATATACTAAATGACCCTGACTCCAATTTTTCATCAGCATTAAAGAATGCAAATGCTATTATTAATACCCACGCTTCCATTATATTTCAACCTGTTTAGGGTTACGCAGTTCATAACTAGATCTAGTAAGAAGTAATTTTTCTACTAACTCAGTTAAGAATACAAGTCTTTGTTCTAGCTCATTATTCTGAGATTGAACATCTCTTATTTCACTTATTATATCTTCACTATTATACATAATATATCCTTTCATTTAATATACCTTATTGTACTACCATTTTCATTATCGGGCAACAATTAATTTAATTATTTTTATTGTTGTCTTTGGTTAACTTATAGTGCATATTAAAGAATATAGATAGGAGTTTAAAATGATATTAGTTGACCTCAATCAGGTGATGATATCAAACTTAATGGTTCAGTTAGGTAATCAAGCAGGTGAATTAGATGAGAGTTTATTTCGTCATATGATACTTAATAGCTTGAGATCTAATAGAACTAAGTTTACTAATAAGTTTGGTGAATTAGTTATTTGTTGTGATGATAAAAACTTTTGGAGAAAACAAAGGTATCCTTACTACAAAGCTAATCGTAAAAAGAATAGAGATCAATCTAGCGTAGATTGGTCTACCGTGTTTAACACTTTAAATAAAGTAAGAGAAGAAATAAAAGAATACTTTCCTTACAAAGTAATTAAAATAGATACAGCAGAAGCTGATGATGTAATAGGTACTATAGTTACAAAATACCATACTACAGAACCTATATTAATATTGTCAGGGGATAAAGATTTTATTCAATTACATAAATTTAAAGATGTAAAGCAGTATGATCCTGTACATAAAAGATTCTTAAAAGATAAGAGTCCAGAACAATACTTAATAGAACATATTGCAAAAGGTGATAGAGGAGATGGTGTACCTAACTATCTTTCTGCTGATGATACGTTTGTTATAGAAGGTGGGAGACAGAAACCTTTACGTGCTAAATATATTGAAGTATTAGGTAATAATATTGATAATATAGAAGAAAAGTTTGAAGATGAGGAATTAAAGCGTGGTTGGATGAGAAATAGAATGCTTATTGATCTAAGCTATATACCCCAGGAGATTCAATCCAAGGTGGTAGAATCATTTGACCAACCTACTAACAGTAGAAGTAAGCTGTTTAACTATTTTGTTAAGCATAAACTGAAACATTTAATGGAAGATATAAGCGAGTTTTAAATATGACAACACTAGGATTAGCAGAAGCACTACAAGGTGCTAGAGATACAAAAAACGTTACACTAAAAGTAGAAGCATTACAAAAGATACCACAAGATACAAAGCAAATACTTTTTGGTGTATTTCAATTAGCATACAGCGATAAAATAAGATGGGTATTACCAGAAACGGATCCTCCTTTCAAACCATTAGAAGAAAGTTCTGATGCGCAAGGACGTCTTATTATGGAGCTAAAGAATATGAGTTACTTTATAGCTAGAGTTGAAGGTGGTAAAATTAAACCTGTACAAGAAAACATACCTATGATAAAACGAGAGAATTTGTTTATTCAAATACTTTCTTCTATACAACCAGAAGACGCAGAACTATTAATGCAAGTAAAGAATGGGGAGATTAAAGGCGTAAGTAAGTCAGTAGTTTCAAAAGCGTTTCCAGAGTTGG